CAGGATGTGCTATCTTTTCTAATTTACCCAACGCTTTAAACTTTTGCGGTTGCGAACCATATTTGGTTAATGCTACCAAAGCTTTCACTTCGATTTCTTGCTGTCTTAGTCTATTATTTTCCCAATCGACTATTCCCATATCATTTCTTAAATACATTTAGTATATAAAGTTAACGTATTAATTAAGTAAATACGAAATAAAGAATGAGTGTATGTATAAATAAATAAAATATTTAAAAATAGAAACAACAACAACACTACTTTTTTCTTATTTATTTAATAAATCGTGTAGTTTTTTTGGTTTTAACCCTTGTTTTAGGCTTGTTTCACCCTGATTTACGGCTTCCTCAACGCTTTGCGATGGCAATAAAGCCCCTAATCCAGACCTATTAGCCGCATACTCAACCAACATTGAGGTCCAATCACCGTCTTTAGCTGCTTTTCTTATATTATTCATAGGATCCATAGTCTTTCCTTTCTTTACCATCTGACCAACAGAACCAAAAAAAGAATCTTGAAATTGCTGCAGCTTATCATGCATGCGGTCTTCTATCTCTTCAATTACTGGATCTAACTTAACCAGGAGCCATCCTTCTTCTTCTATCTTCTCTTCCCATTTCTGTATTACCCAGTCTCTTAAGAGAAAACGATAGAGAGCAAGTATAATCAAAATCTCCCCTGTAAAGAGGATTATAAGGTCAGGATTCATGCTTCATTCCACTGCACAGTAGTAATGGAAGCAGGTCTACTACACCCTTCTGCCTTCATATTTTTCGCGACACGTTTCAACGCCAGTGCCGCCTGAACCGTCTGGGACTTACTGAGGTTGCCGGTTTGGATTCGCGACAATATTTCGGTAGCATCCACCTCCCATCTTTTACAACGGCTTAGAGGTCCAACACCCGAGGGTAGATATTCTGGCGTAGTAGGGTCATCGGAGAAACCAGCAGCCTTTGCTACTGCCCCTCCTAAGTCTGTAATCACGTCTGCAACTTTGCCCCCCGCTGCAGTCGCCACTGTCGTGGGCAGATTACGAATATATTCTTCTAACTCGTCTTTGTAATAAAATAGTGCAACAGCCGCACCGGAAGCAACCAACAAGGCTACAGAGGGAATAGTCACGGCTATTGCAGTTTGTAACAAGGAGCCTTCTTTTTGTTTCTTTAGTAAGTCATCTAAGGCATTCTTTTGTGTTGGTGTAATTTTGCGTAACTCTACGCCCTGAGGTATTGCAGCAATCGGCATTATATTATTCCCGACGTAAAACCCTTTTCAATAAGGTAAGAAATAACGATGATCCGAATGACAATGTTTTCAAACGACCTTTCGTCATCTATCCACTTGTCCCACATCATAGCCTTCCGCCACGCAATTTGGCTGTAATACTTTCTTTCTTAACGCCTTTAGATGCTTCCAGGTAATCGCGTGCTGCTTGTCCTGGCGTTGGAGTGACAATCTTTACTGGCATAGTAATCTGTGTTGTCTTTCCTACAAGACCAAGAGATCCTGCTAATGATGCTGTAGTGTCAGGAGTTGGAGTCTTTGCAGACTTACGTGGTGTAACTGTGACAACGGTGGGAGTAGTCGGTTGAGACTCGTAGGTCTGCAAAGCATCCATGATAAAGAATAATTCAGCTATCATTTGCTAATTGCCTTAAGTTTTGTCATAAACTTACGGTTTAGATCTAATAAATCCTTAGGAGACATAGTAACATGGCTTCTAGGGTTGCTCATTTTATCATCTAATAGCTTTTTGGTTGCAGTAACCATTGTTTTTAGCTTACGTTTAACGGCTGTTTTTGTCATTGCTTTCATTATACTAACCTCATAAATCCGAATTCTATGGTAGAAGCACCACCACTATTATTGGTAATCTTAAATTGCATGTTTCTAAAATTACCTAAAACAGATTGAACAATAAAGATATTCCAAACATCGGCAGTTAAACTTTCTGAACCATCAATAAAACAGTCTGTCATATTCTCATTATTAACGCCTACAAGTTTTCCTCTAAGGCTGGAAGCAGGATTAACTGGACTTAAATTAGCAAAAGATTCTGTATCTGGCCCCATAACAGCCTCTACTCTGTAATTCCCTCCGTTGGTTGGTTTAATAGCATAAAATATATCCCTAAACCCTTCCATATCAATACTTGGAAACACGTTTGTATCTGGAAATAATACTTCCCCCCCGTTAGCTATACTTTCAGCCCTAGTTATTCCAATAAAATCTTTATCGCTGCTTTTACGTCCTTTCCAATTTCCTTTTTCATCTACAAAGCCTGTATCAATCGTTGGCTGCAGATATTGGTCAACCTCAATGGTTCCGTCTACTGTTGCAGACTCGACGCCCGCTTCGCGAGTTAAACTCCAGGGGGCGTAGCCTGTTCTGCGATAATCAGGCATTGGTTTAATTGAAAACTAACGTGATTGATGCTTGAGCGGAGCCAACGTCTACATCCATTGCAACTGCAACAGATACTTGGTTAGATCCAACACATGGAATTGCGACATCAAGGGTCATTGGTAGATTGGTCATGCCGTTTGAGGCTGGGGTTCCATCTACGCCCTGTGATCCTATTGCGAATGTCTCTTGACCGTTGCTCAATCCATCTCCGGACAGCTGGCATGCGAATGTAGCTGCTCCGTTGGTTGCTGAGTCGGTAGAGATAGTAGCTATTACGCCGACAATTTGTGAAGCTCCTGCTGGAACTTGTATGCTTGCTGTGGTGCTCTGACCGTATAGACTGTCCAATGCTGTGAATGAGTCTGCTGCGGTTATTGCTCCTTCTCTTGTTCTGTAGAATGCCATTTATTTCACCTATGCTTTTACGACTATTGGGCCTAGCTTAGCGAGTCGTCCGCTTGAAAATCCTTTTGTTAATGCTTTAGCAACGAATGCAGCTCCTAATGTTCCCACTATTTTCTGCTTGTTACTCATTACATTTGTTTCTAAACTGCTCAACGCCCCTTTGAAATCACCCTTTAACATACTGTCAACTGCTGCTGCTGCCCCTGTGGACTGTGCTAAACTAATAGCTGTGCCAGCTTCAATTGCACTAATGTTGAAGGTTTTCTTTGCTCTTCGGCGTGGTGCCTTACGTCTTGGTGCCATACTTGACAACCTACGGTTGTATACTTAAGGTTGTTCTTGTCTATGTTGTGGTTTAGGATGCCCACAACAGCCACATAACTTGCCGCGTGTCTCGTGCATAGTTCTCTGAAAATTACGATAGTGCCCTATTGCTTGTTCTATAACTACAGAATTATTGTAGACTTTTGAATTGTTCCACCCACGTGTGGCGTGGAAGTATTGTAGGATCTCTTTAACAAACTCTCGAGCCTGTGGCGTTAACCGAATTGTTACGGTTTGTTTGTATTCTCCTGGTCGTCTACCCATTGATTGCTCCTGTGCAATGTTTGCAATACCAAGCGTTGTTAATTTTATTCATGCGAGATGCGTAAGTGTTTCCCTGGCATCTGTTACATTCTTTTCTTTTTCCGTTCATATGTTTGCTGCCAATTCGGATAAACGCATTTGTTCTAACTGTTTGGCTAAATCTTCAGGATGTGCTATCTTTTCTAATTTACCCAACGCTTTAAACTTTTGCGGTTGCGAACCATATTTGGTTAATGCTACCAAAGCTTTCACTTCGATTTCTTGCTGTCTTAGTCTATTATTTTCCC